TCCAGACCAGCGCAAACCGTGCCCGTGGTTCCGTCCTGATAGCGAATGGTCTGACCGTTGAAACCGGCCGTGGTTGCACCAGCGTCCAACATGTTCAGGTAATACGCCACACCGTAGGGATAGAGATCATCGGAAACACTCGTCGGAGTAATCCATGCGCGTTCCTCGATCAGTTTGGCGAGTGCCCACAGGCTGTCGATTCGCTTGGTCTGCAACAGGTTAATGAATCCCTTCGCGGAGTTCTTGTTCTGGAGAATCTCGAACACATCCCACGAATAGGAGGTTTTGAGCCGGGTCCACGGCACGGAGATTTTCTTCAGGACATTCCCCACCGTGGGATTATCGGTGTCATACGCCCGACAATACGACGCATTGCCCGTGGGGTCGAGCATCAGATAGCGGTCGATGGTCGTTCCGCCGTCCACTTCCATGCGTTCCTTCTGCATGATACGAGTCCACTCATACTCCGGATCGTCCCATGCGACTTCCAATTCCTGACTCGGCAAGTCCGGAAGTGTACTCGCAACGAGGTCAAGGAGATCACTGTTTTTTACGGACATGATATATCCTTATCCAAAAATGCCTTGTAATCGTCCCGCCACAATCTGTTCTAACTCGGACTGGGTGCGGTTTCCAGCCGAGGGCGGCGGAGTCGCCACCTTCGAGGTTCGGAGTGAAATCCCTTTCGATCGTGCAACTGCCGTCGCTTTGATTTCATTGCGAACAGCGGCTTTCGTAGCGGGGGCACTCACCATCCAATGAGCGCGTTCGAGAACCTCATTCACCGAGGGATTTAATCCCTGTGCTTTGGCCCCCACCATGATCTGATCGGCAGTCTGGAGTAGTTCCTCTCGGCGGCTTACCTGATCCAAAGTCCGACCGCCAGGGTCTTTCCCCGAACCATAAAACTCGCCGAAATATTGAGCCACTGGACCACCATTAAAGAAATTCTCGATCACCTGTTCGACCACGGCCAGTTGTTCCTCGGCCGGAGTTTTGGCCCGTTCGGAATTAACTGGGTTCGAGGGAACAGACAACCGTTCCAACTTTTCATCAAACTTCTTGAATCGAGCCATCAATAAAGCATCGACCCCGGACAGGATTGGATCATCGCCGAACTGATCCTTAATCGCCTTAATATCGGAATCCGGAATTTCTTCCTTCTTGGCGGCGGGCGTATTCGCCGGGGCAGTCGCCGCCGGAGTTGCCGACCGACGACCCAGATCAGCGAATGCGGCGGAGGTCCGCTGTTGTGTCATAAAGATATTCTGGAATGTATTATATGCCATCTTCGGATTCGCCACGACGAAATCCTGAATGGCATCATCGGTCCATCCGGACGCTAAGGCGGCACGGTGGAAATTCCACGGCAGTTCTTCGGGAAGTTCCTCGACCTTCGTCTCGGCTTTTTTGCCGGGCGTTTCGTCGGGTTCTGGCTGTTCGAGCGGCTTAACAATTTCCTTCGGAGTCGGCTTATTATCCTCGATAACTGTATCAGGTGTTTTGGCTTCAACCGCCTCGACGGGTTCGGGTTCCTCGTCATTCACGGCCGCCAATCGCGCTTCGACCGCCGACATAATTTTCGGATCAAGTTCCTCTACCACTGCTTTCGCACTCGGCTTACTCACGATTCATCTCCCGCGCAATATCAGATGCTTTGATAACCGTCACGCCCGCGCGCGATCGGCGATTCTTTTTACCGGGCTGTTTTGAAAATCCCGTTTTTTGCAAATAGTCATCGTGTTGCTTATAACTTGTGAAAATAGGACATCCCTCTTCCGTCACCTTTACATCGGGGAACATCCTATTGTGTTCCCCTATCTGGTTCGGGTTCATCGCCAGAGATTGCGATACGATTGGCGATCCGTATTCTTTGTTACCGACATGCACGGCACTAAGAAGGCGAAATGTTTTATCCGACCCACAATGGTTGCAAAACGCCCCCAAGACGGAATCCGCCATAGAACAAACTACCTCCGTGATCCCAACACACTCTTCACATTTATATTCGTAAAGCGGCATTATTTCCCCTTCAACCGATCAATCATGTCTTGGGAGGTGCCGGCGTGCCGCATCCCCTTCAATTCCTTATCGACCTTCCCCTTGAGGCGCGCCATCCAACTATCCTTTGGCGTTATCCCGCTCTCTCTAATCGCGAGGGCGCGAGCGTGTTCAGGGGTTCTCGTCTTGATGTGCCGTTGATAGGCCTTGAAATATTTATCTTCGTTCGCGTCCATTTCTTCATTTGCCATGATGGAGTTCCTTTTTCACTTTCTTCTTTAGTTTGTGTGCCCAGTTATCACTTTTCTCCGGCAGACCTTTGGGCGACTGACCGGAGACATACTCGGCGGCCTTCGCCTTCGAGAGACCGGGAGTCTTGATAGACCCGTGGGCCACTCCTTGCATGAACCTGAATTGCGCCTTACTCGTCGCCGGCATATTATTGCCCCATCCGCATATTCTGTTGTACCATATTCGCGCCCATCTGGGCGTTCATATTGAACTGTTGTCCCCCCGTCGGGACAGACGATTGCATCGGCATCCCGCCATTCTGCATCACGCCCGGCAAACTCAAACCGGAAGTCCCGGCCCCGCTCGCCGGTTTACCCTTGCCGGAATTTCCGTCCGCCTTCGGCCCCATCTGGGCGAGCCGCTGAATACGCTCCTCGAAGGTGGGATCAATGAAAATATCCTGAACATCGTCGAAGATGTCCAGTTCATCGGCCACACGGGATAGATAGAGCGGTAGATTGAACTGTTGGCCGACTTGCATAGCGGCTTGGGCCGCCATCGTCGCAGCGGGCACAACATTCGTGGCGAACTGGATAAGCCGTTGGGCACGAACTTGCGAATCAAGTCGCTTCATCGAACGGGGTTTAACCGTGAAGGTGAGCCAATAGAAATCCCCCCGCCGCATTTCGGGTGTGAGGATTACCTGTTTGGCCTCTCCGCCCGTTGTACGGAGGGCGATTGGGAGTTCAATGAACGGATCGGTATGCAGATACCAACCGACCTTACCGCCGATCTCGGCGGCACAGTCGATGACCATATTCTCGCTATCGGCCAGACCGACATTGGAATTCGTATTCAGGATATTGGATTGTGTAGCACTATCCGCGTTGGAACTCATTCCCCCGATCTGGTCGGGATTGCCGGCGATGTAGTTGAACCAAATCTGGAGTTGCTGTAACATCGCGTCGTTCTTCTGATTCTGGCCGCCGTAGGACACGACCTTGACCTTATCGGGATCGCCGGCAACCATCTCGCCGTCGCGGGCTTCCCGCATGTCCTCGGCCTGATCCACGACCGCAGGATCGAAGATAGTAATGTCTTTCTGGCGGTCGGCTTGGGTCATTGTTTTGGTGAAAATCCGATTCGCCATCTTGTGTAAATCGAACCACAGACTTACCGGGGCAACCGGAAGGGGATTATTCGGGACCGGCAGAGACAATGAAAGCCGTGTGTATGGTCCCTCTTTCGGCCCATAGTATTCCCGGATACTCAAGAATTTATCGGATGACAGGGACTTATAGTCAGGTACACAGATTATGGCTTCGGCTTTCGGAACCCACGCCTCGACCACATCCACATAATCCATCGCCTCTTCCATATAGGAAGTCGCACCGCGTTTCTGGGACAGCGTCTTCGACCCACCCTCATCGGAACCGAGTCCATTGCACCGGGGCATGGCGACCACGATGTCGTGGTCATATCCATCAGAGTCAAGAAGAATGTGACGAGGAACGCGAATCTTGTCGCCGATGAATGCCGCCTCTTCCCACTGGGTGCATACCGGGTCGATTGTCAGATTATCAAGATCGACGAGATCAATATAGATCGCGCCGGGGTCCACACTGACATCATCAATATAGAGGACTTGGCCGCTGGCGGAGATGCCCGTCTTGAACAACCCCATGCCGAAGTAGGAACTCACCAGACCGGCCCGTAGAGTACGGTCAAAGTGAACCCGTTTCTCGGTTGTATCAATCCCACGCCCCAACAGGAAAGCATAATCCTCTTGTTCGGTATAGTCGGTCGTAATACGATTGATCGGGTTCTGCATGACGAGGTGTGGGACCATCGCTCGGATCGCGCTGAACATCAAGTTGATCGGTTCATCGCCGATCTCGCCCTTCGAGGCGGCGAAGTATTTCCCCACGAACTGTCGAAGGAACATCATACGGGCAGACCGGTAATGACGAAGGCGTTGGAATCCTTCTTCGGTCACTCTCTGAAATACTCTCGGTGAAAATTGTGCAGGCATTATTGCCTCGTAAAATCAAACGACCCAAATCCTAACGGACTCTTTTTTGCTTTCAGTATCTTGTTCATCCTATCGCCGAAACTCCCGGCTGGGGCCGTAACCTTTGGCGATTTAATCTTCGGCGTATTCTCAAATCCCAGAAGCATCAAACTCGTCGCCCTGGGTCGGTCGCCGTGTGCCTTCTTAGCGGCTTGGCTCTCCATAACCAACGAGGCCGGCCCGATCGTTCCGTCGGGGTAAGTGATATAGTTCTTCATTTCTTCGAGACAGGCGATGGACGGTTCGACATATTCCCCTGTCTCAAATAACCGCAAGTAATTCCCCATCACGATCTCATTGTTGCCAGAATTATTCTGCCACCCATATTTGTCCGTCTCACTCTCCGCCTTTGTCCCGGTCTTTTTCTCTCTCCAGTAATATGGATATTGGTAAATCTTCACGATCTCGCGACCCACTTCCCATCCCGGCCCATTCTTCTCCCAAATCATCAGCGGCAGGTTCCTCGGACTCCGGCCCCCACACCACAGGGCTATCGCAATTAAGGTCCGGGCAAACTCGTGGGGCGGCTGATTCGCCACGGCCAACTCCGCAATCTTCTGTCCGGTCTGTTGGCAACCAATTTCAAGGACCGAGTTCGAGGCCCCTTGCCCCTTCGAGATGTCAA